TAGTAACAGCAGGATAATAACTGAAACAATTCCATAACTGTAACTCATCAAGTCTACGTCTAGGAACTTCTTCTGGCTTAAAGCCTCTTTGAATGAACGCAGATATTGGGAGACGATAGTAGACAGCTCCATTTTCCATAATACAATGAAAAAGGATGGAACGCCCCGTAAGAGCCGATAGACCAAAAATAATACAGTCTTCAACTTCACCATGATGTTTCTTAAGGTCATAAAGATATTCTCTCTTTATTTGAGCGTACTCTACAGGAATGTTTGCGTTTAGATATGCCATATAAAATCCTCATTTTGCGTTGCCCCAACTATCTCCTTTTTTATAACTTACTTTATTTTTTATTAATAAAGGAATAGCTTCTTCCATAGTTTTCATTACTACCTTTACTTGATTATCATCTTTTATTGAGATGCACAACTCATCATGTATTTGTATGTGTGGTAAAATACCTCTCTCATATAAATCTACCATTGCTTTTTTTGTCATGTCGGCAGCTGATCCTTGAATTAATCTATTCAAAGATTTGTATGTGAAGGCTGGCTGGTAATAAGATTCAAACTGATCCATAAAATTATCTTCTGGATTCTCCCAAGTCTTTCTATATTCTAATTCAAATCGTTCCTTAGCTTGCTGTTTAGTAAGTAGATCTACTTTATCATATCTTTGAAGGTCCGAGTTCCATGTTTTGTTTTTCGTCTCCCATTTATTAAAGCGACAGAACCTGTCATAAAGTGTAAATAATAATTCATTTTGGTTAGCAAAAGATGATATCTCTTCTGATAGTTTTTTTACAAAAGGAACTTTTTGGTGGTACTCTTCAAATAATTCTTTAGCTTCAGAGTCATTTAAATTAAGTTCTTTCTTTAATTTAATTTTACCCATGCCATAGAAAAGACCCAAATTGATCGTCTTAGCTTGTATCCTAGGGATGTTGGCCATGTCAGCAACGATCTTATGAAAGTCTGCATTTGTATCCTCGTATAATTCTTTTAACTCATCTAATTTATCTTTCGTTTCAAGAGGAACGTTAGGGTGATTACTTAATATCTTTAATGCGTAATGAACAACTATTCTAGGTTCTTGTTGTGAATAGTCAAAGCTACCCCATGTATGATTTTCTTCAGGTAAAAATAGTTCTCTCATCTTTTTACCAATAAAACCCCTTGCTGGAATTTGCTGTAGGTTTGGATTGCTCATAGAGAATCTACCAGTTACAGTCCCACCTTGGTCTGATCTTATTTGATTTATGTCTGCGTGTATTCTACCTTTATGAACAAAGTTTAATAAACCTTCAACAAAAGCATTTTTAGCTTTATCGCACTCTCTAGCTTTGGCAATCATTCGAAGAAATTTATTAGGGTGTGTTTGTAAATAATTCTTAGGAAGTTGTGGCATACCAGACTTAGGAGTTTTTTTATAATCTGTAATATTCTGTTGTTCTAAAAGATTTTTAATAGATGCTGCTGCCCATATCTCAACATCAATGCCAGTTCTTTTTTTAATAATCCTGATTAAATTATCTCTTCTCTTTTCTAAAAACTTACCAAATGTCTTAGCTTTTTCGACATCAATTTTAACTCCTTTAAACTTCATGTCAACTAAACAAGGGAATAATTTTGTTTCTAAATTAAATATTTTTCTACACGTTTTATCTTTTTGTTGATATAATACTTCGTCTAATTTTTTATCAAATATCTCCCAAAGATTATAAGTTAATCGAACATCTTGTTCTGCGTAGTCTTTAACTACAGAGTAAGGTAATTTATCCATATTACTCATAGGATCTTTTATACCAAAGCCTGCTGCTTTTTCTTGTAAGTCATATTTATATTTAGAATCTTTTAAGTAATCTTTACTGATTGCATCTAAAGAATATCTCATTCTTGTTTCATCTAGTACAGAGGCTGCTATCATTGTATCTAACAACTCTCCTTTAGGCATTTCTCCTGTAACAGCCCTTATCCAACACACATCATACATTGCATTGTGAAAAACTTTTTTTATATTTTTGTTTTGAAATATTTTTTTGTTTAAAACGTTCCAAGTAAACTTAGGGTCTAAGTTGCCTGTCATTGCGTGTGCGATAGGAAAGTAAAAGGTTTGTTTCTTTGTAGCTACTGCAATACCACAAACGAAACCATCTCCTCTAATAGCCCCTGATCCGTGTTTCTTTAGCCCTGGATCGTAAGTTTCTAAGTCGATGGCTACTGTATCAATGCCTTTTAAATCTAATTCAATCAGCTCTGGTACAGTACACATTAGTTATAATCCCTCTCTATTATCATTTCTATATAATGCATAGCTTTCTCAAGGTCTTTTTTCTTTCCCTTCAAACGATGCCTCATTACATATTTAATAACACAAGCCTCTGCAAAAAGCAATTCGTTGTCATTTATGAACTTGCTTGGCTGAATTTTAAATCCTCGATAGTGGGATCCTGCAATTTGTTTTTTATAAGGGTCTTTCGATTTAACTGCCACGTCTTTCTCCTAGTTTATATTTATCAGATGATTGCACAGTCCAATAATCTATTCGACCTCGACTGTATGCTACAAATTTTAATCTTAATTGTGTAAAGTATTCTTCAACCCTTGTTCTTGTTTCGTCCACTATTACATTATCAAACGTTGTTCCTTTTACTTCGTGTATGTTTCCATATTTCACTCTAACATCATTATCTAAATCAACACCTTTGTGCAGTGCGTTATCAATATATTTAATTCTTTCTGGGTCTACTTTAGTTCTTATCAAAGAAAAGTTTTTTTCATTTTTAACACTATCTTTTAAATAGTTTTTAGAGATAAGTTGGTCTACAGTATAATCTTGTTTTACCCAGTCTTTAAATGGGTCTGTGTTTTTACCTTTACCTCTTACAACTACAATACTACCTATATAATCCCAAAAGTCTTTTATCTGTTTAAGAGACATGGGTTCTCCTTCAATAAAATTATGCCATACTTTATGACACCTTAGTTCTTTGTTTGATACGTACGCTGTGCTTTTTATATGTGCAAATTGTATCCCATTAATTTTAAGAAACTGTCTTACTTTTGTATCTGTAGGATTACCACGATACGTAAATAGAAAGTTTTCTTTTGTTTTTTTTATCTTTTCTAAAAGTTTATCTAAACCATAAGATGGTCTATCCCAGCTAGGTATTTGATAAGCTTCACCTATAATGTTTTTTGTCGGTCTCCAAATTCTTGTATATCCATAGTGATTCCAAATAGGTTTAATTATTTCTTTACACTTTGTATTGATTGTTAAACCACAACGATAACCTTGTTCTAGTTGCTCTGCATCTTTGGATAACATATGAAAATAATCTGCATCGGAACCTGCAAACTCAAATATAGTTTGGTCTGCATCACCTATCCAATAAACTTCTTTAGCATGAGTTGATAATTTTTCTAAAACTATTCTCTGTGAAGCATTACTATCTTGAGCTTCATCTACAATTAAAACATCTATCTCTGGAGCTTTTGCTTTGTCTATAAATCTTTGAATCATTTCATTGTAATCGGATAGTTTATATTCCTCTAAATAATCGTAATAAGTTTTAGCCATATCTATTAAAACATCTTTCTTATAAGGTCTAAATGCTTCCGTATTGTTTTCAGTTTCTTCCCAATGATCTTCTAAACTACGAGCATGACCATGTGCTCCGTCTATAAATTTTAGGAAAGGGTGGTTCCTACTATCGATATCTTTACTAGTTGTTCTCTTCGCTAGTTTAAAATCTCCATTTAATTCACAACATGCTTCATAGTCTGTGTATCCCCAAAGCTCTCTTCTGTCTTGCATCTTTTGTTTACAGTAAGAATGAATAGTAGATATCTTACCTTTGAAAGATTTCTTTGTTAATCCTCTTTCCTTCACTTCTTTTAGACTTAAAATATTATCTCTAATTTCATCTGCTGCTACATTTGTATGTGATAGCACAATGATGTTTGAGTGTGAATATTTATTTAAAAGCTCTACATATTTTTTAGTCAGCCACATACTTGTTTTACCTGTACCTGGTGGACCTGATATGAATTTAGGAGTCATGTGTAATTTCCTTCACTTCCTCAGCTTCTCCTTCAAGAACGATATCTCTTTCGTCATATTTAAAGTTATCTATCCTCCAAGACACGCAAGACCTGCCCTCATATTTTCCCTTTATTCTTCTAGCTTTTAACACCTTTTGACAATCAATAACTAAATCTGTTCTATTTTTATATGCTCTCTTTCTTTCTAAAAAATCTTCAAAACCATTCAAACTAAATTCTAAATAGTTTTTTTCTATATTTTGAAAGGGACTACCGTGAGAAGCTAAAGCTTTTTTATCTTCATAAACTGTTTCTTCTGATAGGTATTGTCTAAATAGTTTTTTAAAACGATAAGAATCGTCTGCCTCTGCCACATAAAGTTCTGATTTTTTTCTTTCTTCAAACTTTCTTTTCATAATCTTTTCAAATTCAATAGGTTTCATTTTAGGTAACCAAACCTGAGCTTTACTTATTACAGCATCATAAAAAGCTTTTTGATTTAAAAGTGTCGGCCCATCTATTGTTACTTCTTTCTCTTGTACTATCCCATTGACTTTTGTTTTTACCTTTACAAAATATCTATCACTACCATACTCAATAATCTCTGTGACTGCTGCTGCACCCTCACTTGTTTCATGATTAACACCAACCCACCTAAAAAGATCTGCTATTGTCTTTTGAGAGCAACCCACTATTTCTGCAAGTGTAGGTATCCCAAGTTTTCTTTGTGCTTTTTTAACACTCGTACCTTTTGATTTTCTTTTCTCTGCCTCTTCATCATTAGATTCAACAGCTATATTGTAAATAAATTCACTAATGTCTTTCTCTGACCAATCTGTGTGTGTAGATAATACACCAGCAATAGCTGTGCAGTATTGATCTCTCTTTCCTTTACCTCCATATAAGATACTTAAGGCTGTAGACAAAGCTACTTTACGTAAATCTTTGTTAAGATCTCTAGGGTATTGGTTTATTCCCGTAAATTTTTCCCATGTTACATATTCATTAGCTTTACTATGCTTTGATTTTGGTACGATCGTATAACACGTTGGACCATTTCTTATTTCACAAAGAGTCCCTCCGTGTGGAAAACGTTCGTAATGACTTTCTAATTCTTTAGGTAATGCAAACTGTTTAAAATCTAGTTTACCTTTCCACCAATAATGACTTGTTGGATTGCTAGGTCTTCCTGATATAGCTCCATATGATATTATGTATTTATCTATAAATCTTTTTACTAAATCATTATCAATATCAAAATCTATATCATCGTCTAATCGTAAAGCTATTTCACAGTGTGAATATTTTTGAGACCATTCTTGTTCTGATATTTTAAAATTTGCATTGCTCCAGTTTTTAACTAAAGGCGTACCTTTTAAACAAGGGATAATAACCTTGTCTAGATTTATCCAATCTTTAAATTCTTTCGGTGCTTGACTATCAACTCTATCCATAACTTTCTTTTGGGGGCGGATCCAGTCTCCCTTTGCCGCCCCTCATTCCCATCGAAGTGAGAATTTATAAATTTATGTCCTGTTTTTTAGCCCTAGTTTCGGACTCGTGTTTAGCTTGAACAGCACCTTTGGCTACATTTGAACCAAAGTCTTTTGCTATTTTGTAAACACCAGGATCGCTGATAGGACCAACTCTAGCTATATCCCAACCAAACCAAGTACCTTTGTCGTTAGACTGTTGTACTGTTTTTAGTTTGTAAATGTGGCTATATGTTGGCGGGGTGAACATTCCATCCTTACCTTGCATTTTTAAACCCATCATCATTGAGTTCCACTTTCTACTCACTTTTAATTGAGTAGCTTTCATAGAAATCAACGCTGTTGTAGGGCTTTTCCCTAGTATAACTACGAAGTGACTAGCTGTATTTTCAAGATAGTTACCATTTGCTAATCTATCTTTATTAAACTTGTCTCTTGTAGTTTTAGGTAAGTCATCTCCAGCTTCGTATATATTTACTGGAGCTCCTTGACTCTCACCTCTATCTTGCCATTCGATGTATTGTCTTTTGTAATGCACCGGAACGACATCTATTCCCTTAACACCATCATAAATTTCATTTGTGACAGTGTTTATTATCATGCCAGGTTCTGCCCCCTCGACATGTTTAGCATCCCTTTTATTACACTCGGGGGATAACTGACCAAGCACTTTTAAGAATGGTAACGCAAGATCGTCTTGCGTCATATTCAAGCCTTGACCTGCATCAGCTTCAAAATTAACTGCTGCTAATGCTCCATTTGCTTTGTTTGTTACATTGCTCATGTTTATTGTTTCCTTTTTATTGTTGTCTTATTTCCAACAAAGATGTTGAAAATTTCCGTTGGCATGTCTTTTCCTGCCTCGATACGCTCACGGACTAGCGCTTTTAGAGTCATGGGTTCGACTTTCAGCTTTTGCTTAGGTTCGAGACCCTGACCCTTTGCAAGTTCGGCATAATCAGCCGCCTTGTTATCCTCGTTACGACCGAACGATACGGATATCTCATTTTTGATTATATCGCCCAGGCCATTCTCACGAAGCCAGTTAAACGCCGACTGTTTATTCGCTTGTGTAATAGTGGCGCTGTAGTTTGTTTTAACTTCTACAGATGATCCATCTGCAAGTTTTAAAGAAGATAAGCCCATCTCAGATAACATTGTCGGTATTATTTCACCTGACAGATATTCTAAATGTTTTTTCTTCTCTTTGATTTGTTTCTCATCTAGTTCGATGGCTTTTTCTATTGCTTGCAACTCTTTTATTTTATCTGCAAGTTTATTAATATTGGCTGTCTTATCCAATACCTGTTCTTGATCTTTCTCAAAGTCGATCGTGCTCATTTTTCATTGCTCCTGTTTCATAAAGACTTATCTCAATAGGATAATATCTTTTTTCTTGTTTATCCCACTTTAATAAGTTGAACTTGCCGTTTGTGTACTCTGACACAATGCTACAAGTCACACCTATTATAGCAGGGTCGCCAGTTAATAGCAAATAATCAGAAGGTCTAAAATGTTTTAAAGCACTTCTTAATTTAAATATTAACGGTCCTGGTGAAAAGATAATTTGTGATCTTTCATCTAATAAAAATTTTAAGTTGCCATATTGGGCAGCTCCCATAATATTAAATTTAGGACGACCTTCTCTTGTGCCTGCAATTTCTTGCACGACATAAACAGTAGGTGGTTTATTTTTTCTTACTTCTGTAAGATCTATACTTTCTTTATCTTTCATACTTGACTTATTAGCAAAATCCTATATACCTGTCAATAGAAAGATGAACTATAAATTTAAGACGAAGCCATATGCACATCAAATTACTGCTTTGGAAAAATCTTGGCACAAAGATACGTTTGCATATTTTATGGAAATGGGGACTGGCAAAACAAAAGTCCTAATTGATAATCTTGCAATGCTTTACGATAAAGGTAAAGTAGATGGTGCCTTAATTGTTGCACCAAAAGGTGTGATAGGAACTTGGTACAACCAAGAGTTACCTACGCACTTACCTGACCACATAGAAAATGTGACCGTATTGTGGCAAGCAAATATAAATAAAAAACAACAAGAGAAATTAGATCGACTGTTTGAAACAGGTCATGACTTACATATTATTGTTATGAATGTAGAAGCTTTTAGCACAGACAAAGGTAGAAGTTTTGCAGCTAAGTTTTTAAGATCACATAAATCTATGATGGCTATTGATGAGTCCACTACTATAAAAAATCCTAAAGCAAAAAGAACAAAAAATATTTTATCTCTAGCAACACTTACACGTTATAGAAGAATTATGACAGGTTCACCTGTTACGAGAAACCCGCTAGATTTATATACCCAGTGTTATTTCTTAGACCCTTTTCATTTAAATCATTCATCTTATTATTCTTTTAGAAATAGATATGCTGTTATGAAAAGTGCTAATATATCTGGACGTTCTATTAATCTTGTAGTTGGCTATCAAAACTTATCTGAACTATCGGACAAGTTAAAACCTTTTTCATATAGAGTATTGAAAGAAGATTGCTTAGATTTACCTGATAAAGTTTATATGAAACGACAGATAGATCTTACACCTGAACAGATAAGACTATATAGACAAATGAAACAAGAAGCACTGGCTACTTTAAATGGTAAGACGGTTACAACAATGACAGCACTTACTCAAATTATGAGATTACAACAAATAACTTGTGGTCATTTTGTTGCTGATGATGGCACAACACAAAACATTAAACACAACAGAATGTCAGAGCTTATGGACATACTAGAAGAAGTAGAAGGCAAAGCTATTATATGGGCACACTGGCAACGAGATGTAGAATTAATTGTTAGCGCAATAGAGAAACAACAAGGTCCGGGATCCGTGGTCCATTATTATGGAAAGACGCTGCCCGAAGAACGGGACTATGCCATACGTAATTTTAAAGAGAATGATAAGGTTAGATTCTTTGTAGGTACACCTGCAACTGGTGGTTATGGTATTACATTAGTACAAGCTAATACCGTGATTTATTATTCTAATGGATATGATCTTGAAAAAAGAATGCAATCAGAAGACAGAGCACACAGAATAGGGCAAACGAAAAAAGTGACATATATAGATCTTATAGCAGAAGATACTGTAGATACAAAAATTGTAAAGTCTTTACGTAAAAAAATAAATATTGCTTCACAAGTTATGGGAGAAGAGTTAAAGGAGTGGATATGAAATATCCTTTTTACATTAGAATGGCAATATTGTTTTGTGTGGGAGCGTTCATACCCATCATGATTCATCAACTTGTTTTTAAGTTATGGGATGTAAGTGTCCTAAGAGCAGCAGAAATAACTTTTTTCTTATGTATTCCTGTGGCTTACTGGATGGCTAGTAAAATCAACGAGCGTTGGCACGATGATCGCGAGGACTAAGTTATAAATCTTTCTAATAAAAGTAAGGCCACGGTCCCCACCGCAGCTAAAAGAACCCAATAGATTTTGTCTATCTTGCCACCCAATTCATGAATACCTTTATGCATGTGTGCAATATTTTTTTTAACTCCTGATATATGTCCGTACAGGGATACAATGTGTTCTCTAGTTGTTTTAGGTTCAATAGCCATTAGGTTCTAGTTCTTTGTCTTATAACTTGCTCTTCTGGAGATAGTAAAGCTCTTTCTGTGTTAGTTAAATTTTGCATTATACCTGTCGGTGCTTGAGCAAATAAATTTGGATTTATATTTGGAGTTCTTACTACTTCTGTAACAGGAGGCTCTGGTAACATAGATAAATCTATTCTTGGTTCAGATTTAATGTCGCTATCCTCTGTATTTTCATCAGTAGAGGATGATTTCATCGGTTCTATTTCGCCATCTTCTGGTAGATAAAATATACTACCTCCTAATTTAGATAATATATTTATTGCAAGTTTTGAACTTTTAGACAAAGTTTTTAATTTTATTAATTCTTCTAAAGATTGTGGATTTAATAATGCTTCTTTAATAACTCGATTAGATGCAACTGCAAAAAGTCTTCTTGCTGCAGTAAATATTCTTCCACGAGTTGTAAACTGACCAAGTCTCGCTCTTATTATATCGGTAAAAAAATTACCAACAACACCCTCTGCTGCTCTTGATGGGGACTGTCGTGAAGCTATTTGGATGGCTTTATTTAATGTTTCTAAATTTTTAACATATTCGTCACCAAATATTATTTTTAAAGCTGCTTTTCTACCTCTCTCACCTCCTGCACCATTTAAATACTGATCAAATGCTTTTGGATCTAAAATTTTTTGACCTATTTTATTAGATGTAACTGTGACTCTTTCATTTAGATCTGTAAGGACATCTCTTTGAAAAGATTTAAATACGTTTTTATTTTTTGATAAAACATTTTTTAATGTTGTTATCTCTCCTATATTATTAGGTTTATATATTTTATTAAAAATTTCTTCTGGAGACGATTTTAGTAATTTACCTTCAAACGTACCTAATAATTCTTTTTGTGTTTTTTGTAATGATTTTGCTAAATTTTCAACATTTTTTTGTAGACCACCTATTTTAGATATTTGTTTATATTCAGCGTCAGTAAAAAATCTTTTTAAGGGTGCTTCATAATCTTTTATAAAAGCCCTGTGTTTTATTAAATTAGGTTGACCAGTTGCTTCATTAATTACTTGTTTTTTGTAAAAATCAAAAATAGAGTTTTTATAGGCAGCCATAGCATCTGGGGAATTTTTAATTACATCAAACACCTCCTGTGCTGTTTTACCAGAACCCATACCTCTTTTAAATGTTGTTAGAAATATATCTTCATCTGCTATCTTTAACTTATTTCCTATTTCAATTTTTGTTAATTTAGATATTATATCATTATTTAATAACTCTTTATTTGTTTTAACTAGTGAATTAAAATTCTGTAATTGGTTCATGTAAGCAGAACCCGCATCTTTATTCATTTGTTCTAAAAATGATCCTTGAAGTTTTAATAACTTACCTGTGTCAACTGCCTCACCAGCAGCTTTACCTTCAAATTTATCTCTAATTAATTTACCTAATACTGAAACTGTTTCTCTAGCATCACTTAATAAAACTTTAGAATTTTTAGATAATAAATCCTCATACACTTCTGGTTTTAAAACACCTTCAATCCTAGCGGCCTTAACTAAACTTCTTTGTTCTTGATCAGTTAGTTCATTTAAAGCTTTTGCTATTTTATCTGTGTTAAGCAACTTTGTTCCTGATGCTTTATCAAGTTCTTTTGCAGCTTTGTCTACAGATTTTTTATAAGTTTCTCCTAAATCTTTTATAACAGATCTAAATTCAACACCTGTTGATTTAGAACTACCATCAGGCAGTCTAAATATAGACTTAGTTAAAAGCTCATTTGCTTGTTCTTGTTGTTTTATTATATTTTGAATAATGGGTTTTTGTCTTTTTTCTAACACATTTTTAATTAAAGCTCCTGTATCATAATTTGTAGTATTACTTGTCCCAAACTGGTTTTTTAAAACTTTAAAATAATTATCTAACGCATTTGCTTGTTCTCTGTTAAATTTTCTAAAGTCTTCTAAATAACCTAGCCTTCTAACATTTTCAAAAGATGCTTGTGTTGCTAACAGATCAGCATCATCTGCAGCTTCAGCTAATGTAAATTTAAGATTTGATTTTGTTTTAGCATCATTTAATTTTTTGTTTATAGCCAAAGCAACTTCATCCGATTCTTTAACTTTAGATGCCGTTAAAGTTTCTAATGCATCTTTAGGAACAACTCTGCCTTTAATTAAATTATTTACACCTTTAATTAACTTTGCTCCGCCAAGACCAACAAAACCTGCAGCACCTGATATCCCAGCTACTTTAAAAGCCTCTATTAATAAGTCTGTGTCAGACAGATCTTGGTTAATTCCATATAATTTTTGACCTAATTTAAGCCTTGCATATTCACCACCTCCAGCTGCAATAGCTCCTGCCCCTATTCCACCGACGGGTCCAGTATAAATTGTTCCAACAACAGTAGCAGCTAAATCAGGAATCACAACCATTGCATCTCCTCCTAAATCTGCAAAATCTCCCATGTCAAGACCAGGTGCATCAACTAGTGCGTATTGCCTTGTTTTAGGATTAAAATATTCTAACTCTCCAGTATTAGGTCCTATTCTAACGTCCACGTCTGTTTTAAATTGATCAGATAAAACTTTTTTAATTGCTAGAGCTTTTTGGTTTTGATCATAACCTAATGATGCACCAAATCTAGCTTTGCTTCCTGCAGGATCATTTGCTGACACTCCAACAGATTCTGCAATTTCTTTTGTAGTAGGCATAAAAGGAAGTTCTGTAGACTCAAATTCAAAATTACCACCAAATTCATCATCAGGGAATATTATTTCTTCAGTAACTCTTTTTTCTGATATTTTTGGAAATAATTGTTTAAAAACATCACTTCTATCGTAATTAGAATAAAATTTTTTATAAACAGATTCTGCTAGTTCTAAATCTGGAACGTTATCGTATTTACCTGGAAATTTTGCTCTAAAATTTTTTAAAGACATTTTAACTACCTCTTTAGTTTAAACCTGGAAGATCCAATCCAGCAGGGTTATTATCTGTTGTGCCTTTTTTACCTTTTTGTTGTTGACTTGGAAGAGTAAATCCTTCGAAATCTAATTTATTACCTGTTAATTGTTCATAAGCAAAAGAGGCATTTTTATTTCTTAAATCTACAGCGCTAGCTAAAATTTGAGCAGTCTTTTTAGGATTAGCACCTATTCCTATTTCTTCCATTTTTAATGCAATATCTCTATCAGTAAATCTTCCACCAGGTTCATCAACTCTAGCCATCAAATAAGCTAAGTTAATTGCATTTGATCTAATTTTACCATATTGAACAGCATCTGAAAATATACCGTCACCAAGATTTTTTCTTAAATAATCATCTATAGCGCCACTCCCTGTGTTAACGTAATTATTTGTAAATCCAGTTAAATCTGCAAGTTGTTTTAACTGAGAACTAACACTATCTAAAGCACTAATAGTTCCACCCACTGGTCCCACTTTAGCACCCTCTAAATTTTTTAGTAAGTTAGTGGCAACATTATTCATGGCAAAAGCTGAATTTTTTAATTCCATAGCTTGTTCTTTAAATTTTTTATTACCACCTACATTCCCCTCTGATATAGATTTTATAGTTCCATCTTCGTTAAATTGTATATCAAGACCTCCTCCTTTAATGGTAGAGGCTGCAACATATTCATTAAATTCTTTAGTCCCCGGTTTAAAATTCATGGCTAGAGCATTTTTAACAGCAGAGGTTTTACTCTCTGGTTTTGCTAATACTAAGGCAAGATCTTTTGCAAATTTATCTTCAGCTTGTTTTTTTTGAAACTGTGCTGCTTGAAATCTAGAAAGAGGTTTTTTAGCAGCGGTTGCAGCTGTTTGAAATATATTACCTGTTGGAGGAGTAGATAATAAATTTAAACTAAGATCAGTTAAAAAACCTGGCACTGTTCCAGGCATTAAACTAGAGCCCTCTGCATAACGTTTTCTAGGTTTATCTAAACCTGACATAATACCAGTACCTGTTGACCCACCCATTCTAAACATAGGTCTTCTTAATATTCTATTCATTATTTAACTGCTCCGTATAATCCTGCTAAACCTACTCCAATACCAAGTGCTGTTTGTAAAGGTGTTGGGTTAGGCACAGTTGTAAACTGTCTTTGTCCTGGGTAACCACTTATAAGTTGCGCAACACCAGACCCAAAAGTTCCAAGTCTTTCATAAGGCTCAAATGCTTGTAATCTATTTGCTTCTCTCTGTGCATCAAGTTGAGCTTGAGATTGTGCTTGTTGGATAGCGCCCACTGATCCTAAAGTACGAATATCTCCAGCTTGTAAACTTGGAACTAGTGAAGCTAGTCCTGTTTGAAACTGTCCACCTTGTAATTGTTGACCAGCTAAACTTTGTTGATTTGAAAAATCTTGTTGTCTAGCAGATTGACCTTGTTGAAATCCCTGTTGTAATAATTGTGCTTGTAATGCAGCTCTTTGTCTATCTGAACCTGTACCAAACTCTGCTAGTTGTACACCTGCTCTGCCTGAACCTAGTGCACCTAAACCTGCTTGTTG